CTCGAAGGGCCGCATGATCCTGTGAAATATACTATAGAGGATCTGCAAGAGATGCTTGTCAAGTACCAATCGTTGAATAAGAAATGGGCGACGTCTCGATCCTAGATAGGAATGCCGAGCAAGTCCGTGATGTTCTGCGCGGTCTGCTCGAGCAAGTCGAAGCTGGCGATATCTGCGGGGCTGTAATAGTCACCGAGCATCAAGAATTCTTTGATTTGCAAATGCCTGGCACCTTTTCATCTGACCCTGAATCAATCGCCTCAGTCATTGGTCGCCTGTACATGGCTGCTAATATATTCTGCTCGCTATCGGATAGTGAAGATGAATCCTAGAAGCACCGAGCATCATTTACAGTTTTGCACCACTGACCATCAGCGACAAGTCATTGAGATGCACATGACTGGTATGCCGCAAAAAGACATAGCAGAAAAACTTGGCAGGCATCCGAAAAGAATTAGCGCCTGCATTGTAGCAGTACATCGGAAAGCTGCACTGTCAGGGATGGCACCAGATTACAATCTAAATCGTCAGACAGCACCAGGATTTACCACCAAGCGGGTCAGCACTGCTTACAATATGGACAATGAGATCGTCCTACAGTGGCACATACAAGAGCCAGAAAAGCAAAAGCTAGAGGAGTTAATCGCAGAATTTGTGGAGGGTTTCAAAGATGAAGTCACCGGATTACATGCCCCCACAGACCCGCCTGCAAGCACTGATGACGATCTTATGGCTGCTTACATTGTTGGGGATCATCATCTTGGGATGCTTGCTCATCACTCTGAAACGATGGGCGATGACTACGATGTCAAGATTAGCCAAACTGTTTTAGAAAATGCTATTGATCGTCTAGTCTCATCGTGCCCCGCCTGTGAAGTTGGAGTGCTGGTTAATCTAGGCGACTTCATGCACATCAATGACTCCACCAGTTCAACGCCTAACTCCAAGCACTTGCTCGATAGTGATGGTCGATACTCCAAGACCATACGCGCAGCTAGTAATGTGATAAAGCGTACGGTATTACGTATGCTTGAGAAGCATAACCAAGTCTGGCTTGTAAATGTCCGAGGCAACCATGATCCTGATGCGGCCTTATGGCTAAACGAGGTCATGCGTCTGTACTTCGAGGATGATCCACGGGTCAAGGTATTTGACAATGCAAGCAAATTTATCTGGTGGCAATGGGGCAAGAATCTAGTCGTGACGCATCACGGAGATCGGATTAAAATGTCTAATTTGCATGGGTCAATCGTCAGTAATTTGAGGCAAGAATGGGGAGAGAGCGACCACACCTTTGTATGGACAGGCCACATACATCACAAGAATCAAGAGGAATATGGCGGCGCATTGTTCGAGTCTTGGAACATCCTAGCACCCGCAGATGCTTGGCACAGTGGGGCAGGCTATGCCAGTTCTCGCAGTATGACTTGCGTAATCCTCCACAAATTGTACGGGGAACAGGGAAGATTGAAGGCAAACATTCAGGAGTTGGTATGACAGCACTTGATAGACAGGTAGCGGGCAACCACTATAAAACCATGATGATTCAGCCGCTAGAGTATGCACTAGCGAACGATTTGGGAATCTGTGAACATGCGGTGGTCAAGTACATTAGTCGGTGGCGCGATAAAGGTGGTGTTGAGGATCTCAGGAAGGCAGCGCATTACATCGAAATCTTGATTGAAAGGGAAACGGCTCCAAAGGATAACCCTAAGAAGCCGTCTTGGTAGTTACATAAGCATTGCGCCTATGATGTAGCCCAAGCAAAAGGCAATTATCATCGCCCCGCCTGTGTATCTAGGTACCAAGAGTTTATCTTTCCACATGGCACATCTCCTGTTGTAGTTGATCCAGTATCCTCAGCACATCGAATATCTGTTGCCTGTCCCATGAGTCTAGGCGGTCGTGATCGTAGTATTCCTTGATCTTGACCAGCGTTAACCATGCTTGCAATATCTCGTTTCGGCTTGGTCTCATACAATACCCCCTTCGATAAATGCTAATAGTTCCTCGAACTGTGGCAGCAAATCATCCTCATAATCATCGTCGTCGGCTACTCTGCAGCTAATCTCGCATATAAATTCGTATAACTCCGTCTTGCTCATTATTTGCCCTCGCAATTTGGTTGCACGTTGTCATAATCTGGATGATATCCAGCGCAGACGTTCTCGACATATTGGTTGAACGTTTGGATCTCGTGGTTGTAGTCCTCGGATGATATCCACAGTAGAGCCGCGACAAATGCCACGGCAATACATATTTTGGTTAGTCGATTCATGCTGTACCCCTGTCCCTAGGCTCAGAAGTAAAGTCATAAAATTCGCCCACCCATCGCGCGTAATTGTCGAGCATTTCACGATTCTTTGCGTTGCCATAAGTGTTGTCTGGACGATCCCGAAAGCCCGTTCCGTGACCTTGGCGCGTCAGCCAAAAATCATGACCGCACTGCTCTATCATTTCATCATCGAAAACTCGAGCAATACCCAAAAAACTTCTCCATAACTTGCCGCAATCCTTTTCGGCGTGATCTCTAAAAGCCTTGTCTGTTATGACATCATCGGCCCAATTTGCGGCGGCGCAATAAGCGGCGGCCATTTTTAAGATGGGGCTCATATTCTCACCTCAATATCTACGTTACAGATCTCGCCCAGTATGCCCTCGAAGTCGGAGCGGCCATGGTAAGGCTCTGATATGTGGCCTATATGCCATGCGGTGCCCTCCCCGTGTGTTTCATTGAGCCATTCTTTCAGGTTGTCAACGAATGCCTCCTCGTCGTCCTGTACGCCTGTATAGTCGGTGTACCGTAGCGGCGCTATGGCAAAGGCTGGGACGCGGTAAGTGTACGTTTCAAAATCGCAAAGTGTAAAAAGTGTTGGCATGATATAATCCCCTTGATTGATTGGTTTAAGCTGCTTGGTTGACTGTCTCAACAAAGACTAGATCGCCTTGGCTGTACTCGATAGACTCGAAGGCTGACCAGTCAAAGCTGGCGAACATTGCGTCTAAATCAAAGCGGTCATCGTCTTTAATGGCATGGGCTAAGATGTAAGAGTGCTTACAATGTAGAATGTCGCGGGGTCTGAAGTCGTTTGACAACATGGCAGATCTGACAGCTTTAAGGACAAAATATTTCGCCAGCATCCGAACCGTAAAGCGTGGGCCGTAACCAGTAGGCGCATATTGTCGGTGTTGCTTTTCTTGCTTGATCTCATAGTCAAGCATCTCTGCGCGGTAGTCGGTATAGGTTTTACAAGTTAATGGGTAAAGGTTGCTAAAGCCTTCGTTAATAAGATCTAAAATTTGTTTTTTGCTCATGTGTAACTCCTTGCTGTTTGGGTTTCGGCCTTATGGCCTCGTCAGTACCAGTCCCTAACTGGTAGACCCGAAGGCGGTTGTTAAGCCGCCGTGGTTTCAAGATATTTCTGCTTATTTTCTTGTCGTTCCATAAATTTTTGGTCTTCGAGAAAATCTATTCTTTCTAAGGCATACTTTAACGATGGATGCCTAATGCCGAACTTGTCATCTAGTATGATTATTGCATCTGCCCATTCGTATCGTAATTTCCAATATACAGATTTATCGTTTGGGTCTCGTTCTTCTAGGTACGAATCACTTAGAAGATAATCGCACAGACTGTCATTGCAGATAATTATTTGCATCAAGGCTGATATCTCTTCTGCCGCTTTCTTGCTGATTGTTGCCATGTGTATTTCCTTGCTGATTGAGTTATAATGAATACCACTGGATACAGACGATCGCATATATCAAAATCAATGTAAAACATTTTTATATATCGTGTTAGAATAAGCATATTCCTGAATAGCATATATCGGTAAAAATAGGGTGAAACGTGCCAGACCATCGAAATAAATTAGATAAAGAGACAGTTAATCGTCACTTTCCAGAGTGGGATCATGGCGGTAAAGGGTCACATGCTAGACGGTACAATTCGGCCTCAAATGCGGCCTATCAGTCCAACTATGATCGGATATTCCGTAAGGATAAGAGCAAATGACTAGTAAGGGAATGCACACCAAAACCCGCAATAGATTGGCTAGACAGGATGCTTTAAGGGAGTACATGCAAGAAAGGGGATCAGTTCAATATCTATTTGATATTATAGAAAAGATTGAAAAATTAGATCCTAATTCTGAGACGTTTCAGCAAGATTTAGCTAAGTATTCAAAGGTGGTAGATGTAAGGCATAAAATGCTGGGTAAGTATCTGCCAGAGCTGAAGGCCACAGAAATCACTGGTGAAGGTGGCGGGGAGTTATCAATAACGGTCTCAGACTTCAAGAATGCCTGAGATATCCATTCCCTATCAGTGGGAGCCTAGGCCGCATCAAATAGACTTTTTCAGGGCTATGGATAGCGGAGTAAAAAGGGCCGTTTGTGTCTGGCATCGTAGGGCAGGAAAGGGATCTGCTACCCTAAACTTTACAGTCAAAGAGATGTTTAAGCGTGTCGGTACCTACTGGCACCTTTTCCCCCATCAAACACAAGCCAGGAAGGCTATCTGGTCGGGTATAGACTCCGAAGGTAGAGCTATCCTTGATCAAGTCTTTCCTAAAGAGATCCGCAAGCGTACCAGTGCTCAGGAAATGGTCATTGAGTTGGTCAATGGGTCAACGTGGCAGCTAACAGGCTCGGATAACTATAATAATCTAGTAGGATCTAACCCTGTTGGCGTAGTGTTCGATGAATGGTCACTATGCGATCCCAATGCATGGGGCTATATCAGGCCGATACTAGCCGAGAATGGCGGATGGGCTGTCTTTATCTACACGCCTCGAGGCAAGAATCACGGCCACAGTCTCTATCAAATGGCCAAGTCATCTAATGAATGGTTCTGTCAGAATCTAACAGTCAAAGACACCAAGCGAGCCGATGGATCACCTGTCATATCACCGGACATCATCGAACAGGAACGACTGGAAGGGATGGAAGAGGCACTAATCCAGCAAGAATTCTACGGATCATTTGAGGCACAAATAGCAGGGGCATACTTTGCCGATCAGATAGCAACGGCTAAGGATCAGGGAAGGGTCACAAGGCTACCGATTGAACCTAGCCTAATGGTTCACACTGCATGGGATCTAGGCATAAGCGACTCTATGTCTATCTGGCTATTCCAAGCAATAGGCAAAGAGATCCGGCTTATCGGATACTATGAGAACAACGGCAAGGGCATGGAGCACTACATTCAATGGCTCAATCAATACGCCTCGACCAATAACGTCATGCTAGGCCAGCATCTAGCACCGCATGATATCGAGGTGCGAGAACTCACTTCAGGCCGATCACGCAAGGAAGTAGCCCGAGAGATGGGTATCAGCTTCAGGACAGTACAGAGGCCAAGGACTAAGGCCGAAGGTATACAAGCCATCCGTCGGATGTTCCCTAGATTCTGGTTTGATGAAGACAAGACCGAACACGGATTCAACTGTATCGCATCCTATCATCGCGAGTTCGACGAAAAGCGTAATGTCTTCAAAGACACACCTGTGCACGATTGGGCATCACATGGTGCCGATGCACTACAGACCCTAGCACTAGGATGGCAAGAATCAATGGTATCAGGACATAGACCACAACCAAGACAGGCAGAGGTTCGGTTCAGTGTCTTCTGACGCTTATGTCGTATTCACGAATGACTCCGGCCATTGGTGGTCAAGATTCCTGCACCCATTCATCAAACACTGCTACATCGCCATAGCAGATAGAGGCCGATGGATCATATACGCCAAGACCGTACACTATGTGGACTTGTTTACTATCGATTCACAACCCGATAAAATCGAGGAGGTTATCATTGTGAAAATCGATCGTAAGACCACAAGGCAATCGCTATTCATGCTCAATACATGCGTGGGACATGCAAAACAGATCCTAGGCATTAACCGACCATTCATCTGGACACCGTTTCAGTTATACAAATATCTGGAGAGAACAAAGTGAAGAAACCAAAGGCACCCAAACCAACGGCTCAAGAATTAGCGGTAACAGAAAGACAACAACGCGCACTCGATGAGGAGATAGCAGAACAGGAACAACGCTTCAAGGCATTAGCTAGAGGCAAGTTAGGGTCAGGCTCATTGCTTGGTGGTGCTCCCCGTACTAGGGCCGAGGCTGCTACTGGTGCCCGTGGTGCTAGAGGTGCTGCTGGATCTGCTGGGCGCTCAATGTTAGGCGGTTTAGCTGGTGCTGGTAGACGTGGAGCCGCTGCTGCTGCTCGCGCTGGACTTATGACTTCAACAATGGGCACAAGATAATGAAACTTCCCCCGCATCTTGGTTCACTCCAAGACCTAAAGAGC